CCACTAAACGTAGCTGCGTATGTATCCCAATCTTTATCTGCGGTGTATTCTGTAACTATGTTTGTCGACTCGTTTCTTACAAACATTGACAAATCACCTGATACAGCTCTTCGTGGTATTACATCTATACTCTGTGAACCTGTCGATGTAGTTAAGATATGCATACTTATATAACGTAAAGATTATAAATTTTGTGTAATAAAAAAGGGGGCTTTTAAACCCCCTATCTATAACTAAACCAAACTTAATGAAAAATATCTTTTGCTAATATACAAAAAATTATGGAGTTGGGTTAATTGGGCTAACTGAGTCGTCAGTAGGAGCAGCAGTACAGAAAAATGGTGGTGCTGTTTCCTGAGCTGTCATTGTAAGGGTAAAGCCCGATAATTCGGACATTCCTGATCCGGTCACTATCGTCCCCCCCGTAATTTCGACGCCGTGCTCTTTACCTACTAAAAAGTTATTTCCGTTATAGTCTTGAACAACAATCTGTGGTCGTCCATGCGCTAAGAGCTTGATTTGCTCTTGTGTCGCTTTATCTAAAAAAGTCAGAGTAAGGTTCAACGTACTTTCATAGAAGGTCGTTCCGTTCTCTCTGCTCGAATTTATTGCTGTCTCAAGTGATGAGTTACCTTTTACATCGTATCTGAAAAAATCAACAGAACCATCCAAAGTAACATCTCCATCAGTATCAACAGCTAAATCTCTTGTGGTCGTAGTATAGGGGGCGATAAAGACAAACTTTATTCCACCGACACCACTCTTACATGGTAAACTACGTCCGTTTGTTACTGCACATGCCATATTATTTTATTTTTAGTAAAAAAGGGTAGGTAGGCACTCGGCTTACCCACCCCTTTTAAGTTATTGATTATCAATTAATTAGCTATACAAAACTACGTCAGAGCCGACCCCAAGCTGCACGCCTGCGGTGTATCTCATAATCACCCGAACATTTTGCGAACCATCAAGGTCAGCCATATCAATGACTTTAACCTCATTTCTGTCGTCAAGTAATCCTGTTCCGAAGAATAGATTAGACTTACGAGCAGCCATCATAGCATTGTCGCCAAGACCTTTTGTTGCAAATAATGGAATACCTTGGAAGTTCATCTCAGTTTGCCCTACGTTGTAAAGCTCTCGGTATCCTAACGCAGCTTGAGCAGCGATATATTGCTTAGCGATATGCGAAGAGATATAGATGTGTAAATCATCTGAACCATACACACCACTTGGAATAGCGTCAACAACTTTAGCTATCTCAGCGATAACATTTGAAGAAGTGATAGCAATACCTGATACATCGACTACGTCTGAGTCTGCACCTGCAAGTGTAAATAGACCATCAAAGTTTCCTTCACCTGCACTACCTGACCAAATAGATGTCTCAGTAGCTTGTGCAACCTCAGCAGCTACACGAGCAATAACAAAGTCAGAGAACAATGGTGGTAGCTCATCAAAAGCAGAAAAGCCCATTTGAGCAGCCTCCCAATCCGATCTTAGCTCCTTGCGACAAATTTGGATGTTTACTTGTAATTCCGTGGGGGTGAGGACTTTCTCAGTAAGAGTAAGTGTTGATGTAGTTGAGTCAAAGTCGCAATCAGCAGAGCGTACAAGATTTGAGAACGCACCTACTTTCATAGCAGCTTTGAATTTTATGTTAGGTAGGATTGTAATTCCACCTTCATCTAAAGTTTTAGCAGAGAACAAGGACGCAGCAATGTACTTTCCTGCAAATTCCCCTGCATAACTTGAACCTGTAATAGTTGGATTTGGCATTTTTATTTAATTTTAACTGTTAACAATTTTTGACATTACTTTATCCAAAGTGCTTGTTTTTCTGTTTTTAGCAAACTTCAGATTAACTTTTTGTTGTGGCTCAGGGTTATGAGTGATTGCTTCGGCAGCAGGTGTTTCAGATAGTTCCTCTTTCACTTGTTCCTCAACTTCGCTCATCTCCTCTTTTTTATCAATCATCGCTTTGATTTCCTCAACCAATGATTTTACTTCCGCTAACTCTTCTTTAGTTGCGTACTTAGCTTCAACCTCTTCCTCTTCAACTTCTTTTTCAAGTTCTTCCTCAGATGCATCCACTTCCTTTTCCTCTTTGGCTTCGGCTTTTTTGATTTCGCCAATGATACCTTCTTCCTCAACAACAAGGATTTGACCATCTTCCATTTGGTATTCGCCAACAGGAACAGCCACCTTCTCATCGTCTGTAAGGATAAAGATTTCTTTACCTGACTCAAACGCTTCCGCTTCAAGGACAGTTCCATTTTCGAGTTTAGCCTGTGCTAACTCTACTTTAACCTCTTGGTCTTGCTCGACATTTTCTACAATGTCAGCAGTATCTTCACCAAGATAGGTTTTGATTTTGCTTAGAATTTCTGTCGCTTTCATAATATAATAACGTATTTAAAAATTAATTTGTATTTTGGGCTAAACTTTCCCAATACCTTGCGCTCTTAATGAGCCATCACAACACTTAACGTGATATGTATTATCCTCGCATAAACACCCTCGTCTTGATGATTTGGGGCTTGTCCTTGATGGTGTGATAAATCTTTTTAGTCGTCTAATCATTTTCCTTGACCTCTGTATTTTTTCTTATATAGCTTTGATCCTTTAACACTACTCATTTTTGTTTTAGCGTGTACGCCTTTTCTACGCACCTTTGGCTTTAACACTTTTATATAATCTATTCTCTTAGCCATTATTTTTTTGGGTGTCCTTTAGGTAGTAAATCGTTATCAGTTGTGTACTTAGCATTTTGCGGTCTGCCATTTTTAACTAAGTATAAAAAAGCATTGACACGAGCAAACGCCCATTGTGAAGGGCTTTTAACTTTAGGGCTATGTGATGTATTAAATGCACCTAACCCACGCTGAAACACAGATTTTAACATTCCAACAGTAACACCATAGCCTAACTTGTCTTTATACCTTTTATTAAAATCGTCTGACTTTTTCTTAAGGGTAGCTTCGTCCTTCTTAGATACCTTTGCCCCTCTTGTCGTGGAGGCGTCCCCTTTAGCTGTTCCTTTACCTTTAGGGTTTGGGTTGGGGGTGTCTGACTTAGGGGCTTTCTTAGAACGCTTAATACCACCACGTTTACCTACCTCAGCCATCTTTACACACTTACCATCTTTTTTCTCATAACCCTTTGGACACTTGTGGTAAGCCATATCCTCTTTTTTGTGAAACTTACAAGGCATGTACCATGTTTGCCCCTCAAACTCGTGTTCGTGGTAACCCTCACAACCTAAGTCCTTAGCTATCTCTAATGCTTTTTCTTTAGTGTTAAAAGCTACACGATCATCAATGATGGCTATGTTCTCATTGACTACCATAGACTCTAACTCTATTTCGCCTAATTCTTTTAACTTGCTTTCAGCCCATCGCTTACCTGCTTTACCACCCCATAAAAGGTAAGAGATAGTACCACATGCTTTAGTGTCGCTTTCATCGTAGTATTCCTCAGCTCTTGATAAGAAAGAGTACATACGTTTTATAGTTTCTTTTGAGATGGCTTTACCTTGTGCAAGTTGTTGCGCTCGTATCTTACCTACATCAGTAGCACACTTATTGTTTACTTTCTCGTTAAGCTCAATGCCACGTTTGGCGTTATTCTTTACACCACTTGGATAATCAGAGTAAGACTCAAGTTCCTCTTCTTTAACAATGCTTAATATCTCTTTTAGCATATCCTGAGCTAAATCCTCATCAAAATCATTGATGGGTTCTTTAGGGCGTTCCATCTTGTCTGCAAAGTAACCCTCTATCGAGAAGCCTTTAACTTTTCCTGTTTTTACAAACTGCTCCCATATTTGCTCGTTGTTTACTTTTACAGCCCCCATCCAAGTTCCCACAGGTACATTTAGTCCGTACTTTCTGCTTTTGTCGTGTGTTTCGTCCTCTACTATCCAACTCTCTACAAGTGTTAATCCGTTAATGCTATGTTGATGTTCTAATGTTGCTTTGCTTTGATTGCCATTCTGTAAGTATAATTGCGAAGCCTTTAATACAGTATCTTTTGAAAAGTATATATAATACTCCTCTTCTCCTTTACGTCTGTATATGGGCTTGTTTGGTATTAGTAACGCACCAAGCAGGATACGCTTCTCAGATGATACCTCAGCAAGTTTTATCTCTTCGTTTTTAAGAGCGATAAACTCTTCTTCGATTGCAGGGTTTTCTACAACTGAAATCGCTTCAATCCCTGTGATTTCTTCATCGTCTAAAATCAGTTCTACAATTCGCATATCTATATAACGTATTTAGTTTGGTTTTTGTATTTATCCTATTGAAGCACCCTCTACAATGTTTCGATCTAATTCCTGTGCTGTGCTTACATCGTTTGACACTACAAACGCTTTGACAGGTTGTTGTGCTTGACCACCTATTGCTTCAGCTAATTGATTTGTTCCTGACGCACCTACAATGTTAAACGCAGGGGGTATTGAAGCTGCAGCCTCTGTTGGTGTAGAAGCTCCTGCTCCACCTCCTGATGGTGCGCTTGGGGTTGCACCAACGCCTACCTTAGTGCTTTTAATTGCTCTAATATTAGCAAGACCTGCTGCTGCTGCGACACCTGCCTGTATAAAAGGGTAAGCAGGAAACACAGTTGTGATAGGGCTTTTAGCTGCTGTGGTAAATGCGTTTTGTGTACCCTCTATTGAGCTTATGGTGGCTTGTGCTATGGCAGCTGCTTTACCAACCTTAGAGCCTTCACCTGCTAATTGTTTAATCGCACCAAACGTAGAAGCTGCGGATTGGAATTTTGCCTTTTGTACATCATCAGCTAACTTCTTTTCTTGATCTCGATATTTTTTGTCTATCGCTGCGAGTTGAGCTTGTTTTTCTTCTTCTATAATTGTAGCATCAATTCCTGCTTGTCTTGCAGCTTCTGTAATAGTAAAGAATTTATCAAGGACTGCATTTTTTTCTTTTTGCTCATTTGATAAAACTCTTTCTAAATTCTGTTGTTCAATTTCTGCAATTGTATTTTTTAAATCTACCTTAGCCTGAGCTTCATCTCTTCTATTCTGTTCCGCAATCTGAGCTGCTTTTTCTGCTGCTCTTTCTGCATCTTTAATTCTTTGTTCCTCGAGACGTTTTTCTTCTCTTGCTCTTTCTTTTTCTTTCTCAAATCTTTCCTCTGCTGCTTCGTCAGTTTGTTCTACAACAGCTTCAAGTTCAAGCGTTTCTTGTATGAGCTTATCATATTCGCCTGATAATAAATCTACGGACTTTGTAAGATCAGCTACAGTTTTGGCTGAACCTAAACCTTGAATTACATCCATTTGATAAGTAAAAGCACCTAAAAGGGCTGAACCATCAATAAGTGATCTAAATCCTTTTTTTCTTATAGCATCTTCTTTTTCAGTAATATTATTCATTTTTTCCCCTAACACTGCTCTTTCTTTCAACAACGCTACTTCTTCCTCCGCTAATATTTTAGCAAATGCTTCGGCTTTAGCTCTTGCCATAACTGCTTGAATATATGGCTCTGTTTTGTCAACAATAAGTTGTAAAGCGTCCTCTTGATCTAAAGATACATCGTTTAGGTCTTTAACAGTTTCAGATAATTTTTTTAATGCTTGTTCTCTTGCTTCTGTTGAGGCAGTTTCATCAAGCGCAACATCCCTTAGAGTTTTTAAAGTTTGGGTTGCTTCATAAGCTGCTTTGTTACCCTCATCTACCGCTTCATTATATAATTTTTGTGCCTTTGTAGTCCCACTCAAAAAATCCGTAACCTTTTCCCAATTAGCAGCTAAAAGACCAACAGCCACAACAATAGCACCAATACCTGTTGCAAGTAGCGCAGCCCTTAAACCTTTTAACCCTGTGCTTAAGCCTGTAACTGCTGTATATGCGTCCCTATAACGTGAAGCCAACCCACCTGTTAATGTGTTAAGTAATCCTGTTACACCATAATTCTGTGAAACTCGATCTGTTAAACTTTTTGTGCCTTTTGCAAGATTAGATGTAGTTTTTGTAACTTTTGATCTTTCAAGATTTAATTGTCTAAGACCTAAGTTGTTGTCCTTTATAGCAAGACCTAAATCTTTTATTTCGCTCTTTAACCTTCTTTGTGCGCCAATAGCACTTTTAGGTGTGCGCTTTAGTTGCTCTTCTAATCTAAGTTGTTCTTTTTGTAAGTCAATAGTTAACTCTTTCTGCTCTTGGATTTCCTGATTAATTAAATCAAGTTCTCTTTGAGCTTCCTTAGTCTTAGCTTGTAATTCTATGGTAACTACTTTTGCCATCTTATTTCTTTTTTGATTTGGGTAAATGCTTCTTTAAAATTTTTAGGTAAATAATTACATCCTTTGGCTATGCGGATGTTTTCCGAACCATCTTTTACAAAGGGCAATAATTCTAAAATGTTCTGTATCATAATTCGTTTAATAGTTCTATGTTGGACTCACCTGTTTTTAAATTTGTGTTTATACTATTAATCTTATACCTTTTGCCATTAATGTCAAATCTATCAGCAAGTGTAAAATTCAAAAGTATTCTAAGGGGTAGGTACGCCTTTACTTTTGTAATTCTGTTCTTTGTGTTAAATACGCTTTGAATGTAAGTTTTGTAATAGTTTTCAAACAATGTACCTGTAAATGTATTATCGCCTGTATATTCGTTGACTTCTAAACTAAAATTAATATTAGCAGTTGATGTACCTGAGCTAAACGAAAGACTATTAGATGGCATATTTACACTACCTGTTATTTCAACCTCATTGTCGTAATTACCATCTGAGTCTACAAATTCTATGAAACTTATTGATTGAGTTGGGTTTGTATACACAGGATAAAACAATAATGGCTTACCTATGTAGCTCTCTTGGTTATCATCTACGCTAAAACCCCATTGTATTCCTGTTTGGGCTGAACTATTTAAGTCAAGGAGTCTTTCGTATTTAGCGTGTCCAAATGGTGCTTTAACACTGTATAGCCCACCATCTACAATATTATTGTTGTCGTCTGTTTCTGTGAAATCCGTTTTTCCCCACTCTTGACCAAATAATTGATTATGAGTAGCAGCTAAAAACGTCTTTGTATCTTCAAAGCTAAACGACACTTCTCTATATGGTAAAGCTACATTAACCTGACTTTTATTTACATCTACAAACTCGCTTATATCGTATGCTGTGCTTATTGACTTTTTGTTTGTATAGAAATTATCTAAAGTGTCAACGTATATCGTGCCATCATCTTCAACAAAAGACGTAAGGTTAAACATTTTAAATACACCTGTCAAAAAGTCTATTACTTTCATTTCAGGTATCTGTTCTGTTATTGCAAATTCAAACTCAGTATTAGCTGTGTAACTTCCTGTGCTATGTGTTGTAACAACAGTTACAGCTGATTGTAAATATTGTGTTGACCATATTATATCTGTAAATGACAAAGCAGACTCGTAAGTTAAAGTTGCTGTTACCTGTCTGCCTGTTGTAATAACTGTACTAAAAAGACTTGAAGATGTCAAAGTTAAATTTGTTGACGTTACATTTGTCGCACTTGCTACTACAAGAAATCCATCTACAACCATCTTAACATCATAAGGCGTAGTTGTGCTTCTTTGTAAATTTAATTGTAAGGCAGTTAAATTATTATTTGTTATTTCTAATACAGACGTAGAAACCATCTTTGAAGAATTAGTCCTACCTGATGGTGTAGTAGTTCCTGTACCAACTGTCCAACCATTTATAAGGTTTGTAAATACAGGTACTTGAGAACCACTTGATACCACGCCTTTTTTTCTATGCAACCACATATATAAATCGTGATAAACATCATTTGTCGTGTTAAAAAAATCTGTGCTAAATGTTATGTTATACCTGCTTTCAATAGCTTTAATAATTTCGTGTACCCTAAGAGCATATTTTAATTCGTTCCATGCAAGTCCATGCTTTTCGCCACTATCATAATGTAGATTGCCTGTGTTATCGTCATTACCATTACTATCATAAAAAAGTCTTTTTGTATGGGTAATAATAGGTGCTAAAATGTGGTTCGATACTTCATAGCCATCGCTTGCTGTAAATATCTGTTCATTTAAAGTTAAGGTTGTTGATACAGGAACGCCTGTTATATAAGTGCTTTCATTTGTTGTAGTGTTTGTAATTAAATCGCCTACACTAACAGAACCAAAGCCACTACTATCTTGAATTGATACCCCACTAATAGAGTCAACTGTGCCTGTCGTTAGTGTAGATTGATCTCGTTGTAAAGACCTTTTAATATCATCTTTTGCAAAAACATGATTATATTTATTTAATTCAGATAAAGCACTTAATTTATCTTCACCTAATAAGTCTTTAAGAGTTACAGTATTACCAAAGAATGTTACTCGATATGACTTTGGTCTGCGATTTTTTAAATCAACACCATTTAATTTAATTTTACCTTTTTTAAATGGTAAGTTATTGAGTTCAAGTGTTGCGCTCTTTTTAGTCCTTGCGTCAAAGCCCCCTGTAATATCAAAGTTGTAGTAATGCTTAAATATCTTATTGTTAGCTTTAGAAGCAGGAAGAGTAAATGTCTTGGTAAACTCTGTAAATACCTTAGCAATATCTTTCACGTTTTGTATAGACTGAGTGATAGACACGCTTTCATCTTTAA